TATTTTTTAATATTTTTTATACTAAGAACACTACTCACAATAAGTTATAGGCTGGGGCAAAAATGGAAGAAACAGAATTTTATAATGACGGCAATGTAAGCATCACAAATGCAAGGTTTAGGGTTGGCTCAACGACTTATGCGATGAATGGTGTAACATCAGTTAAACGCGGACAGACAAATCCCCCCAAAACAGGCGCTGTTGTGCTAGCGGCAATAGGCATTATAACTGCTTTCGCTGCGGGAACATTACTATTCAAAGCTATTGGGGTGGTAATATTTATAATTGCAATTGCTTGGTTTAAGTCTATCCGTCCAAATTATATTGTTTTTCTCAATAGTGCTTCAGGAGAATCACAAGCCCTATCAAGCCAAGATGGGAAATACATCAATGATGTTATTAACGCTCTGAATGAAGCTATTGTGCATAGAGGTTAGAATATCGGCTCGTATTTTTAGTATAAAAGCCCGTCAAAAACGGGCTTTTATACTGCTCATTACAGATTCATTACCACCTGTTGCCCTTTCGGATGTGGCGCAACGTGCTGAACGACCCCGGGGCGCGCAATTGAGCGAACAAAGGTTTCATGACTGATGAACGTATGTCCGCAGTTAATGTTGGTGCACTGGTTGTAACGCTCCTTTGTCGTGTCGGTGACCTCAAACGACGAGCGGGTGTGTGCTGCATTGCCACACAGTGGGCATTTCATCATTTTGCTGAATCCTCAAACGAAAGAGCCATAAATTCACGTTTTACTAATTATACAGAATAAAATTCACATAAAGATAATTTTACTCCATATCCAAGTTGTCGATTTTTACTTCAAATTCCAGAGACGTGATAAAACCCCGGTCATTCAGTGAATGCGTAACCGTTGTGATCGTCCAGTCGGCCATGTCAATCTCCTGCTTAAAGCCGCTGACTTTGACCGGTAACTCCGGGAACAAGTCTTCACGGCCGCGCGCCAGATCGATAGAGAAACTGGCCGTTCCTCGCTGCAGCCGCTCCCAGTGCATCTTAGCTGCGCGCTCGGCGTTAGCTTTATTGGCGTAGGTTCGACTGAGTACCAGCACGTTTTCGTCAGTACCGATCAGGTACTCGCCCTGTTTGGCCTCCGGCTCCTTTTTCTTTTTCGTTGACGTTCGGCGGCGACGTCGGCGGCGCTTCACTTTAACTTCCTGTTTTTTCTTCGGCTCTTTGGTATGCAGCCAGTTAGCGACTACACCGGTGTAAGCGCCACGATCCGCAAGGGTAAAGCGGTGACTGTCGCCGTCTTCACGGGTAATAATCGCTGCCGGCAGTGGCTTTCCGCTGGCTGTTTTTCCCTGGCCCTGACGCAGGAATAGCAGCCGCCCATCTTTTACGGCGGCAATCGCGCCGTGATCTTTTGCCAGTCGCACCAGAAATGAACAGTCTGACTCGTTGGTCTGGTCGATATGTTCGACCTTCTGGGCGGCGGTAGCCTCATCCAGTGCAGCAACCAGCTTGTGCCGGTCGGCAATTTCCCGCACGATGGCGCCGACGGTGGTCTGATGCCACGACTTTTCCCTCTTGATGTTCAGCGTCTGCCGAAAGTCCGCGCTTCTCGCCCGCACCGTCAGCCGGTCCGGCGCGCCGCTGTGCTCAATCTCATCCACCACGAAGGTGCCTTTTTTCGTCAGCGCATACCCCTTCCAGCCGAGAAAAACGGTAATTTGGGCGCCACGACGCGGCAGCATCAGTTGCCCGTCGGCGTCGTCCAGTTCTAAATCCAACTGGTCGGCCTCAAACCCCCGGTTATCAGTGATGGTCAACGACATCAGTCGCTTGTCCAGCGTTTCGGTCACATCCTTGCCGCTGATGGTGATACGGTAATCCGGCGCGGACTCCCGGCCGGTGCTCATCTGGTCCAGCAGGCTCATGAAAACACCCCCTTCACCGCATCAACAGCCTGACCAGCAGCGGCGGTCACCTTGTCGGCGTAGCCGGTCGCACTGTCTTTCAGTGAGGTCCACTGTTCCGACAGACTACCGGTCACCGCCCCAAAATCTCCATCCACCCGTTTTAACGTGATGGTGAACTCAATGCGCCGGGCGCTGCCATTGAAAAAAAACAGGGTGCGGGTTTCGCTCAGGCTTTCGATCACATACATGCCGTAAATCGTGCCGGTGCCTTCAATCAGTGACCATGCCTTCCCGCTCTCCGCCATCTTCTCCAGCATCAATAGCGATAGCCGGCCGCCGGTGATTTCCGGTAGCAGCACGCCCTGCAGCGTCAGCGTGTCACTGTCCGGCCCGATAAACTGCCAGGATGGACGCTGACCGATGCGGCTATTGGTGACATGCCGCCAGTTACGTTGCCGCTGCAGCTCTTGGTACGGCACGGTTTGCAGGCCAAACACGAACAGGCCCAGCGCCATCATGACACTGACACTCAAGTTAATATTGATCATCCGATCCCCCCCTGGTCGCTGTAATTACTGCGTGATTTCGCTCTGGCCCGGCGTTCCCGTTCATCCAACTGCCGGGCAACTTCGCGGGCGATATCCGTCGCGTTCTGGCCCGGCTGGGTATAAATCGAAATGGGTGCATTGACGGTAACCGGGGCGGCGGTGGCTAACCGCCCGGCTGAGTATTCCTGTCCAGCACTGCCGTACTGACTGGCTGGCAGGCTGAACGGGTGCAGCGGCTGGGCCAGTACCGGCGAAGCGGCAGCACCCAGTACAGCCGCGGCCAGTGCTGCTGTATGGCGGCGGCTGGTGATGCGCGCCGGGCCGTTGACGATCTCCGGGCCGTTCTCCCCGACGATGCCGAATTGGCCGCTGGGGATAATCCCGCCGCTATCATACATGCCCGCAAATGGGCTGTAGACCGGCGGCGCGCCCCAGGGTGTCGCATTGGTAGGATTAACCGGGGCGGTCGCCGCGGCTTTGGCATCCTGGGCTTTCTGGATCACATCGGCGGATGGCAGCTTGTCCGACTCGGTTTTGACCACGCCCAACTTTTCAAGCAGCCACGACACCCCAGATTTCAGCGAATCCAGCGGGTGCATGACCTTGCTCAGCCCGTCGGCTAAGAACTCCCCGAATTTACGCCCCATTGCGGCGGCGTTATCCAGTTCGGCAGCGGACCACTTCACCGGCTCCAGCAGGTCGGTAAACCATTTCCACAGCGCCTGGACTTTATCGCCCACCCACGCAAACACCGGCTTTAACGGCTCAAACGCTGCCACAATCGGGCCGGCAGCCGCTGTAAAACCGTCTACCACGCCGCCCAGGAATGCCTTGATCGGCTCCCAATGTTGGTAAATCGCTACCCCGACAGCAACAACCGCCGCCATAAACAACGCAACGGGGCTAAGCAACGCTCCCAGGATCCCGCCGACAAACATCAACGCCGGGCGCAGCAGAGCAAACGGCGAGGCCACCAGCCACAGCAGCAGACGCCCCAGGCCACTAAACACAGAGCCGACGCTACCGAACAGACCGGCAAAACGCGCCACGGCACCGCCCAGAGTGGGTAGTTTCAAACCGAGCATACCCAGACTCATTCTCAGCAACGACAGCGGCCCCATCACTGAGGCTATCGCAACAAACAGGATGCCGATCGCGGTGGCGGCAATGGCAAACCCGGCCGCAGATTTAAACAGGCTGCTGACCAGTACCGGGTGGGCTTTCACAAAGTCGTTGAGCTTTCCGGCCAATTCGCCCAGCCCGTCAATCAACTGTTTCAGGTCTGGGGCGACGGTGGCGCCAATGCTTGCCATTGCGTTGGTAAATGAACCAGTAGCCGCATCCCATTTATTGCCCAGCGTCTGCAACTGCGCGTCTACACGCTCACGCAGGGATGCCTGCTGCTCCAGTTTGGCCTGGGTTTCCCGGTAGCCGTCCAGCCCTTTGGTGATCATGATGTTCAGCGCTTGCAGGGTTTCCGCATCGTCGCCAAAGATATCTTTCAGCACCTTCAGCCGGGTTTCCGTGTTCAGTTTCTGCAACTGCCCCAACTGGGCGTACATTTTTTCCAGCCCGCCAAACTCGCCTTTGCCGTTAGTGAAATCGAACTTAATTTTGATTTTTTTATCTTTCAGGTCGTCGTTCACATCTTTAACTTTATCGGTCTTCATCGCCGCCTGAAAAATCTTGCGGTAGGCGTTCCCGGCTGCACCACCTTCCATAGATGCCTGATCCGCCATGACCAGTAGGGGCGCAAAAATCTTTGCCGCTTCTATCCCGTCTTTCTTAATGATGGACATGGCGCTGCCAATCTTGGCAAACCCGCCCAGCATGTCGGTCGGATCTACCCCGGCGTAAAACCCCTTCTGGATGATATCCATCAGCGGCATCATGTCCTTTTCGGCGGTGCCGGTCGCATCCTGCATCTTGGCTGCAAACTCGGCCGCCTCGGTGGGCGCCATTTTCAACTGCACGCCCAGATAAGCCGCTGCCTCGCCGGTGCCGCCGAGGATGCTTTGCGCAGACAGCCCCTGACGGCGCAGCATGGTCATCATGTTCTGAAAATCTGCCGTTGTACCGGGTAACCTGTCGCCCAGCGACACGGCCAACGTGTTGATTTTCTCAAACTCCGCCGACACCTTGGCGCCCGGCCCCATCATGGAGCCAGCCAATTGTGTGGCGGCATCTTCTGAATCGGCATACGCCTTGATCGGCGCAATCATCGGGGCCGCCGTGGCGACGCCGGTCGCCACCATCGTGCCGCCGGTGCCGGCCAGCTTGTTGCGGGTGTCCAGCGTCTTTTCATGCCGCGCCTTGATGGCGTTCAGCTTCTGCTGCCGCTCGCCCAACTGTTTCAGCGCCTGCTGCTGACGTTGCAGGGAATCGGTCACCGACTGTGCTTCGCTGCGCAGTTGCCGCTGGGCGTCGCTCAATTTTTTGGTGTCGATGCCGGAGGCGCTCAGCGCCTCGCGCTGCCGCTGCACGGATACGCGCAGGCCGTTGTACTTATCCTGCAGTTCGTTAACCCGGTCTTTGGCTTGTTGCAGCAGGCGCGCCTGCTGGGCGGTGGGGCGCTCGGTGGCGGCAAATTGGGTTGCCAGGCGGGCCGCTTCCTCGCGGGCGCCCTTCAGGCTGTTACTGACCACGGCAGCCTGCGCGCTGGCTTTACGGAAGCCATCAATTCGGGCGGCCTGCGTGTCCAGCGCTTTCAGGCGCACCTGACTTTCTTTGATGGCAGTGGATAGCCCTTTGCTGCCCGCCTGCGCCTGACGGAGCGGGCGGGTCAGTTTATCTACTGCATCCAGAACGACCTGCAGACGCAGACTGTTACTCATCACCGGCTCCGCTTCTCAAAATGGCCTTATGCCGCCACGTCAGCACCTCGGTTAACGGCATATCCGCAGTGACGGCGGGCGGCCAGTGAAACACGGTAGCAATGTCCGCCACCAAATCCTCTACCGTCAGCTCGCCGGGGAATCCTGCCGGGCCGACTTCGGCAACAAAAAAGTGACCACCTCGACCGCCAGCGCCACCAGGTCGGCCGGGTCCAGCTCCAGCACCTCGGTGGCGGTCAGGGCCGGGGCTGTGACGCGGGGCAGTACCACCATTACCGCGTTGACGTCCATCTCCATTAACGCCTGCAGGCGCACGCCCCGCAGCGCGCCGGAGGTGGGCTTGCGGATGGTAATGGAGTCAATCACCGTGTCACCGCGTTTCAGTGGGCTGTCGAGCGTGACGGTCTTTTCAGTGTTCAGTTCCTGCATGGGGTTCTCCGGTAAAATATCAGTGGCCAGCACAGACAAAACTGTCTGTGCTGCAGCGCATTACAGCCCGATGGCTGAACGGTGTTCGGCTAGTCGGTCCTCTCCGCCGATGTTTTCAATCATGTTGAGAATGTCGATCTCGACCAGCACATCGCCGTTGATGGTCAGCTTGTAATAGGTACAGACGGTTGAGATCTTGGTGGTGGTTTTCTCGCCTTGCTTGGCTTCGCCGCTGTCGACTTCCTTATGACGACCGCGCAATACAATCTCCACCGCCTGTACCTCGCCGGTGTCGTCACGCTGGATAGAGCCGGTAAATCGCAGTTGCACACCGTCGGCTTTTGCCGTGCCCAACTGCTTGAAGATCAGCGGCTCCCAGCCGCCAATCTGCCATTCACATTCCAGGGCGCCATCGTCCAGCCCCATATCGATATCAACCGTGCCGGACATGCCGCCGCCCCGGAATTTCTCCAGCTTGCGGGTCAGTTTCGGCGGCGTGAACGACTCGACCACCCCCATAAAGTTGTTCCCGTCGTTGAACAGGTTCAGGTATTTCAGTGTGCGTGGTAATGCCATGTCTCAGCCCCTTAGCCGCTCACCTGGCCGGTGAAGTCCATCAGGTATGTGTCGGTGATGCGCTGGCGTAACAGCAGGTTTTCCAGCGGCGGCACCGGCGTGTAGTTGTAGTCAATGGCGAGTTTGCCCGCTTTCAGCGTGTCTTTGCTGTTCACGCTCTCATCAATCCAGCAGTCACCGCCCAGCAGGTAGCCCTGCGCGACCAGCTCGCGCAGCTTGGCACGGATGCCTTCGATAATGTCTCGGGCCAGCGAGGGCGTCAGCGGCTTATCGACCGCCCACATATGCGCCTCAGCCATCGTATCGGCCAGCACCTGCGCGGTGCGGGTGTAGGATTCAAAGGCAAATAGCGGATCATCCGAACAGGTGCGGCTGCCCCAGAAGCGGAAGCCGTCTTTGCGGATCAGCGTGGTCACGGCGTTCTGGTTCAACAGCCCCGCATCCGTGGCCGAGTCTTGCAAATCCCAGAACACATCCGCCGACAGGCCGGTGACGCCGTTCACGCCGACGTTAGACAGGGTTTTATGCCAGCCGGTTTGTTCGTCGATTTTTGCGCGCAGACCGAGTGCGCGAGCGGTCGCCCAGGCGGTCGCCTCGGCATCGGCGACGGTATCCCAGGCCACAAAGTCCGGCCAGATCACCATCAGTTCACGTTGACTAAAATTGCCCCGGTAGGCGATGGCGTCCGCCACCGTTTTGCAGCCGTGGGCGCTGACGTAGGCGAAGGCGCGCAGACTCTGGGCGATGCTCGCCAACTCAACCGCCACCGCCTTGTTATCATGGCCCGGCACGCCGAGAATGCGCGGCTTTACGCCCAGCTGCGCTTGCGCGGCCAACAGGGCTTTCATGCCGGTTTTCTTGCCGTCGGCGGTGACGCCGCCAATGATATTTGACGTGGTTTCCGCCTCGCTCTCGCCCTGCGGCACACGCACCACCACGATAACGGGCTTGGCCTGATCGGCGATGGCATCCAGCGCACGCGCCAGCGTGCCAGACTCGCCCGCCTTGCCGCTGGCCGTCAGCACGTCGGTGATCAGCACCGGCTTATTGAGGGGAAAGGTTGCCGCGTCGGCATCGTCGGCGGTACAGACCAGCCCGACAATGGCCGTGGATACGGTGGTGATAGTGCGCGTGCCGTCGTTGATTTCGGTGACACGCACACCGTGATGATAGTCAGTTGCCATAGCAGCCTCCGTAATTGGGTGTCTGCTATGGTGTAATGCCTGACACAACCGCGCATTCATTACGCCTTGTGTCAGCGATGGTACAAGGTGGGGTTATTTTTCCGGGGCGGCGGGCCAGTCGATATCCGGCGCGGCGGCGGTGTCGATACGGCTTAATTGCACCAGGTAGGTTTGCCAGTCGGTCAGTGCGTCTTTCTCCGCGCGGGTCGCCATCCCCAGCGTTACCGCGTAGTTCAGCTCATTGATGCGGGCGACGGCCACCGCTTTACGGTCTGCCAGCGTTTGCGCCGCTACCGCGATAGCGGCCGCCTGCTGGGCGCCGGTGTCGGTCACCCACTGGTCACCGTTCCACGCATCAAACGCCGTCGCCGGTGCCAGCAACGTTAACCCGCCCGGCAACGCGCCGATATCCTGTACTGTCTGCGCCTGTCCGTTCGTTGTGCTGTACGCCGTTTTACCACGCAGGTCTGGCACATGTTCCCAGACGCTACCGTCCGCCGTTCTGCGTAATGCCTGGCCCGCACCGGGCAGATCGGGTGCGTCGACGTAACTGTCAGCCGGTAGGCCAGTGCCGATCATCAGATACTCGTAACTGGCACCGGTATATTCACGGGTCAGCGGGTCAACATGATAGACCGTCAGCCAGCCCGCCCGTTCAGCCAGCCCGTTTTTGCCCAATCCGGCGTTTTGTACAGCAACAGAATATTTTTCGCTCATTATGCAGCTCTCACAATGTAGTTAAAGGCGACGTTGCGGGAACGAACGGAAATCCAGTTTGGTGGCGTAACACCCGTCTGAAATGCAGCAAATGATGATGTGCCCGATACGGCATTATCCGCCGCTGCCGTGTTACTCAGATTGTCACCATTCGGCGCATAAATGGCCGACGCTGGATAGATGGATTTGGTAGAACCATCGGCCTCGGCATACGCCAGTCCGTTTAAAACACTGGAATTGTCTAAATCGGTTCCGGCGTAGTCGATCATTGCAGTGCGTAGTAATGTGGCGCGCTGTGCTGATAGCAACCCGCGCCCGCTGTCTACTCCGCGTCCGTCATCCCAGCCGCGGATAAACTCACCACGTAAATCCGGCAGCACACCAGACGGATAAGCCGTCGCCAGTTTTGGATAGAGGGCTTTATCGAAAGCCTGACCGTTGCACTTTAGCCAGCCGCTCGGTGCGACGGCCTGCGGCCACGGCAGCGGGATCCCCACCACGTCGGCAACATCCAGCTTCGCTTTCATGGCAACGGCAACATCAGCGGACACCGCATACTGCGGGTGAGGATTTGCCGCCGCCAGATGCGCGGTCAGCATGTTATCGGTGTAGGCTTTCACTTCAATTTTTGCGCCGCCCGTCTGGGCATCGGTGTAGGCTTTAGCCTCGGCAGCTTTGCCGTCGGTATACGCCCGCGTCGCCAGCACCACCGACGGGTCGATTTTCAGCGTTACCGCGTCAGTGCTGCTGACAATCAAAATCATGCGCACCGTCTGCACCCGGCCGGAGCCTTCCTGTAGCTGCGGCTTGTAGGTTTCCGGGCAGTTGGCGACGGCAATCAGATTGCCGCCGGCGTCATACAGACCGATTTCACGTATCCACCAGCCGCCCTCGTCTTCTGGGATCACCTGCTCGGCAATAATCTGGCTGGGGTTCACCGGGTCTACGCTCAGAGAATTGAGCGGCGCCCGGCGCCGTTCATTCACCAGTTTGGTTTGTGCCGTGTCGGGAGTCGGCAGGGTGCCACCGCCATCGCCCAGCGCCATTTGTGTAATCGGTAGTTGCCGTCCGAGCGCGGTGGCGTTTGCCAGCAGCGCCGCGCCGGTGTTAGTCAGGATCGCATAGTATTTGGTTGTCATGCGCTTACGCTCACGTTGTCAGAAAGATGTACTGCCGCCGCGCGTCTATCCGCGCCGCCGGTAGTAAGGATTTCGGGGAAATAGGGGTAGACGGTCAGCGCATCGCCGCTGTACTGCCCGGCGCTGACCGGCAGCGCGCCCCGGCTGTCGAGGTGGATAGCCAGCCCCAGTAGGTGGCGACTTACCGGTTTGGCGTCGGCAATCAGGCGCTCCAGCTCCAGATAGGTTTCCTCGGTGATGCCGGCATCCTGCACGCCGATATCCAGCCGGAAGGTGCCGGGCGTGCCGCCGATCTGCCACCACTCTGTGATCCGGATCAGATAGCCGAACGGCTCCACCACCCGGCGCAGCGCGCCGATGGTGCCCTTGTGGCGGTGGATAAAAAACGCATCCTTGATCACTTGACGTTTCACGGCCTCCGGCCAGTGTTCATCCCAGCGGTCAACAGAAAACGCCCACGCCAGATACGGCAGAAAAGACGCCGGGCAGGTGTCGGGGTTCCATACCCGACGGATAGGCACCGACAGCGCACTGATATCACCGCAGGCCGCTGCCAGCCGACGCTCAAGCGCAGACGACCCCGGCGGCAACAGGCTGTTATTCATCATTGCCCCCGATGGTGACCTGATTACCGGTGCAGTAGGCGGCCTGGGTATCGTCCAGCACCACGTCCGCCGCCGGGGAGTCCAGCTCCACCCGCTGTACTCCCTCCACATGCAGCGCGGCATAGAGTGCAGAGCGGCGAATATCGCGGCCCAGTCGCCGCTGGGCGCTGATGTAGGCGGTCAACTTGGCTTCTGCCGCCTGGCGTATCGGCTCGGCCTCCGGACCGGGATAAAGGTACAACCGTGCGGTGACCGCATAAGGCACCACGCGGGCCGACTGCACGGTGACCCGATCCGCCACCGGTCGCACCGACTCATCATTAAGTGCAGCCGCCACCGCGGCCAGCAAATCATCCGGGGCGGCGCCGTCGCTCTCGCGTGACAACACCGTCACCGTCACCGCGGCTGGTGAGGGACTGATCGCCGTCGCATCCGACACGCGCCCATCAGCGCTCAGGGCGTGGAAGGCATAGGCGCCGGTCGGCCCGGCGACACTCAGCCCCTCAAACGCGGCCGGGATACGCTGGCGTAAGTCGTCGTCACTCTCTAACACCGCGTCTACCGGCGGCACCGCTGTTTCATCCGCCGGGGTAACCGTTAGGCGGTCAACGTTGTAATTGGCGGCCAACTGGTCAAGATCGTTACCCAGCGCATACGCCACCATGCACGCTTGCGCCGCTTCGTTGATGCGCTGCAGCAGCAATATTTCCCGGTAAGCGTTTTCCTGTAGCAGCTTGACCACCGGCTCTGATTCCAGCGCCAGCGTGGCGGCTACCGCGTCGCGTTCATCGGCTGGGAACAGCGCCAGATAGGCCGCTTTGCGAGCCGCCAGCACGGTTTCAAAATCCGGCACCGTGACGATATCCGGTGCGGGCAGTTGCGACAGGTCGATCACACTCATGCATCGCTCCCCAGAGAAACGGACAGTGCCGCCGACTGACCGCTGACCAGTTCGCCGGTCAGGTCCGCTACCATACGACCATCCAGCGTAGTGGTCAGATCAATGGCGGTTAGTTGCAAACGCGGCTCCCAGCGGTGCAGGGCGCCATAAATCGCCGCCATCACCTGCAAGCGGGTGGCGGCGTTCTGCGGCTGGTCCAGCAATTCGGACAACAACGAGCCGTATTCACGACGCGCCAGGCGCGAGCCGAGGGGCGTTATCAGTATGTCGCGGACCGACTGCCGCAAGTGTGCCATTTCGCTTATCCGTCCGCCGGTTTGTTGATTCATGCCCAGATAGCGCATCAGACCGGCCCCCCGGTATTGCTGCCGCCACCCTGTACGCCGCCATGCTGATGGGTATGCACCACCACGCCGTTAGATGACATGTCGCCGCCTTGCTGGGTGACCTGGCCGTTGATGGTCACGGCCGCGTTGAGCGTCAGCGTATCCGCGTTCAGCACCACGCTTTTTACGCCGTCAATCAGCAACTGGCCGTTGGCAGGTTCGTACTCAAAGCGCGCGCCGTCAGGAAACACCGTCACCAGTGCATCATCCGAGGCGGACGGTGGCGGGTTGTCATTGGAGAAGATGGCGGGCAGCACAAAGGCGGTGGTCAGCTCGCCACCGATAGCCAGCAGCAACACCTGTTCCCCCTGCGAGGGTTTCCACCAGGTGCGGGCGCGCCCGGCGCGGGTAGTCAGCCAGTTCAGCCAGCCGGTTTGTAATTCACCCGTTTGAACCCGGCACAGCCAGTTATTCGGGTCAACGTCGATAACGACGCCAACCCGGATCAGGTTCAGCAACAGGCGCATGATTTCGGTAGTTTGTGCGTTCATGGGGGATAGCCTGCATGATGTGAAACAAAGCTGCAGTTCCAGCACCATGTATGAGCAAACACACAATACAGGGCTAATCTACAAGCTATACTAATGGTTGGCCTGTAAAAACATCTTAAATTCCATAGGAGGACATATGCTCCAAGTAAGTAATGGTAATTTTTTTAATCCCGATGATGATATTCAAGAATCAGTGCATCGGGCTCCTATATATACAAATGCTATATTTTTTGATGACAATATTGAAACCCCGATAGGAAAACTATTAAACACAACAATAAATTCATCCTATAAAATAATAATTGCCGAGATGAACTGTAAACAGAAAAATAAATTCAATAATGGTGAGTCAAACCCGTTATCTTGTATGGGAGGTAATGAAATGATTGCTGACATATCTGCAATCTTTTCATTCTCAATGAATGCCACTTGCACAACATCTTCGCATCTGATAGAAAGTTTACTTCAAGGCGACACCTCAAATTCATACAAAAGGCCATTTTTATTTATAAGTCAATTCTTTGATCAGGATGTCATTTTAAAGGATCGAGAGATAAAACATTTCAAAAACCTCATAT